GACCACGCAATAGACGCCTTAGGTTATGCTATCTCAAAGTTAACGCCTGTCCCAGCAAGGGAAGAAGAGGAAGAGGAAATACCCTGGTATGAAGCCCCAACAAGCTGGCTACAAGTTGGGGGAATACGTGGACGTTCACCATATCAAAGGGGGCTATAACTAATGGCACGGATATATTTAAACCAAGAACGCGAAGAGTATCTAATTAACCAAATTGAACAGATTTTTGCTGATACGGAGCCGAATTTTAATAAACGGATACAAAACTTCAAGGACTTTGAGAAAATGTATCGTGGCGAGATATATCCATCGCAAGCTACCTCAACAGCAGGAAAAGTTTTCCCCTGGAGCGGTAGACACGAATGGAATTTCTCTCTTTTCCCTACAATAGTTGACCATTGGGAAAGTAGAATTTCCCAAGCGATATTCAGCCTCTCACCACTATTCCTGGTTTTGCCTGCTACATATCAAGTTACGCCTGAGGATATGGAAAGTGCGAGGAAAATACAGACATTCTTAGACCTCTATTTCCATCGTATCCGCCTACGAGAAAAACTGGAGAAGTTGATATTCAACACATTGCTGTATGGCGTTGGCTGGCTGAAAATAGCCTGGCGTCCAGCATCGGAGAACATAGAAGAAGAATTTGGCAAGGCGATACCACTAACGATAGAGCCTACCGTTGTCGCACCTAATCCATCAAGCATTATCCCTGTCCCAACAGATGTCTCATCCCAAGACGCTATTTGGTGTTATATCCATAAAGAAGACCTTAAATTCCATCAGATTGTTGAGCGCTTCAAAGTAGGCAAATACCGCCCTGAACGGATTAAACAATTGCAAGAATGGAAGGGAATGTCAGCCTATACATCGGAAATAGAAGGCACGGAAATAACAACAAAAGCCTATCCAATATACGAGTTTCTCCTTAGAGATGAAGAGAACAAGAAAATAGTTATAGACTATTTCCGCGATGCACGAATGATATTGGATGTTGTGGACTATCCATTTGAAAATTTAGATTGCCCCTATATACTGTTCAATTTTATGCCCGCACCCTCAACGATATGGGGTATCTCCTTAATTGATAGGTTTTACGATTTAATAGCAGCGGTTGAAACCACTGCTAACCAATTGGCTAACGCCTTAGACCTTCTCATCGTTCCACCGCTCATTGTCGTTGGCGGTTCATCACTTTCAGCAAAGGATATCATCATCGCCCCGAAATCAGTCATTCCCGCTACTTCACCACAGGATATTACGCCATTGAACTTGCCTATACCAGAAGCGATATCGTCGGCAACGAATTTATTTAACCTCTATTATCAACAGTTGCAGCGTGTCTCAGGTATGTCGGATATCAGAATGGGATTGCCCAAAGGTATATCAGCGACAGAAACAATGCAGACGTTATCGGAAGGTGGCGCATTATTCCAATTAGCAGTAATGAACTTTTTGGAACGGCTTTCACTTTTGCCCGAACGCATACTTGATGTAATGCAACAGTATGTAAATGAGCCACTAACGATAACAGGCACACGAGGCGAAGAGACGATTTCCGTTAGTATTACGCCAGAAGATTTGAATAAGGAATATGCATTCTATACGCAAGGATTGCCTTATGCACCTACAACAGATAAGCAGCGTGAGCAAGTAATGCTAGCTTACCAATTATGTATCCAAAACCCGCTTATCGCCCAAGACCCTGTAAAGATATATTACTTGCTGGATGATGTTCTCAAAACAATCGGATTTAAGAATGTAAAATTGATTTTAGGTGAACCGCCAACCAGAGTTCCTCAACCAGAACAATCAATACCGCCACAACCAGAAACCGCAGAACAAGCTGCTATGCCACAAGCTGGTGGGATGGACTTATCCTCATTGTTGCAACAATTAAGCAGCGCTGGTGGTGGCATAACTCCAATGCAAGGTGGTGAGCAATCGGCTGGAACTGAGGAGCCTGAAACCGAAGGCGGGGAAGAAGAGGAGGTGTTTGGCTAATGCTGTTACCAGAACAGTTTATAAATTTACTTAAAGAAGGAGGTGTCAAAAATGCAAGACATAGAAAAGCTACTAAGCGAAGAGGAAAACCAAGAAGAGGGAATAAAAGAAGAAGCTCAAGAAGAAAAAGAAGAGGTTAAGGAAGAGCCCATAAGTATTCCTGAAGCGGAGGAGCTCACTCCTGAGGCTAAAGAGGCGGCAAAATTGCTGATGGATAACCCCGACTTGTTGCGATTCATTCAGGAAGCAACGGAAGCGTATCAAAATAATTTGCAAACGATACCACAATACCAAACGCAACAGCCAACAGCATTCCCAACTTATACACCGCCTACAATGCCCCAACCGCAACAGCCACAACCATCACAACAACCACAACAACCCCGAATTGACCTGCAAGAACTTGAGCAGAAGTTTTGGACTAAACCGATAGAGGCAACATTGGAACTTATCCAGCAGCTTGTCTTACCGCAAATCCAGCCGATACAACAGCTCTATCCACTTTTAGCAACAGCTGTCCAAAATGGATTGCAAAATCAGGTGGAGAACTTCTTAACCGAACGCCTGTCCTCAATAGGTGATGAGAAAATGCAAGAGGAAATCGCTAACGAATTCCTCAAAGTCGCTAACCAAATCCAGCCAACATTACTTTTGGATAATAATAATCTGGACTACCTCTACCGTATTGCATTAGGTAAAGTCGCTGAGGGTAAATTGACTACTAAAAGGAAAACGCCGCCACCACCAATGGCAACAGAAGGTAGCAGCAATTTGCCATCAGCAGCTACTTCCAACTCTTCAGCCTTAGATGAACTGGGCAGTAGAATAGAGAATATGCTCAAACAACAATTCAATAGAGGAGGTGGTAAATAATGCCAAAGAGAAAAGAAGATGACGCAATGATAGAGGAAGTTGATAAAAAGGATAGCGTAGAGCCTAAACTTGACGAAAAGAAAATAACTGTTAAGATTGTTTACAAACCACCAGCGGAAAATATACCAGTGGTGGAAGGTAATCCAGACTTTCATTATGGGTGGTGGATACCTAAGCTTGACCATAATCAATTGATACGTGAAGGCTGGACTAAAGTCCAGCCTGATGAGATTGATGATATTCCCTTGACTGTTGAACGTGCCTCTGACTGTTTACGCATTGAAGGAACTGACTTATGCCTATATAAAATTCCCAAACGGATACTTGAAAAGATACGAGCGGATAGAACACGCTCGTATAAAGAAAGGCTGAAAGGTGTAGATATAAAAATGATGAAGAAAGATGAATTGTAAATCTTTCAAAATAAGGAGGTAAAGTAAACAAATGCCAACAACTTTTGGATTAACAGCGCCAAGTGTTTACACGAAGATTGTTGAAGGGCGAGGACTGCTTACTTATCTCGCTCCTGATGGCACTGGCTTCAATGCTGGGCATTGGTGTATCAGAATGGTGGCGTAGCAAGTGAATGCGGCGCTGACCCTACATTGATACTGGGAGTGGCGAGAATAGGTAGCGCCGATAGATGGCTTGCTACTTATGGGGCAGGAAAACTGGCTAGTCAAAAAATTCCCATAGAGGTTATCTATGACGATACAATCGTTGAGATGTCACTCAAAGGAACATTTGCTGCAACTGATATAGGGGCAAGTTATGGGCTTGTAAAAGATGCTACAACAGGCGCCTGGTGTGTAGATAAAACCGACGCAACTAATACAAGAGTGACAGTTATCGCTACTGCTGATACACCCAAAATTAAATATGCTGTTGGTGATGTCAATCCCCGAGTATTAGTGAAGTTTATAAGCACTTATTTACAGGCTTCAATATAAAGGAGGTATAAATTATGCCTATTGCAGGAACACTTGGAACTGAAGAGTTTATTACCATTTTGAAGGACAAAGTAGCGCGTGTGGCGATTGATGATTTCAATCGTGTAAAAGACAAGTCAGCTTCAGTCCGAGACACCATCTTCAATGTCCGGCCGACGAAACAGCCTATATTCCGCCGACGTGGATTGGCTGGTGGTGGCTATCCTGTTGAATCGCCTGATGGAACGCTCGCTCCTCCCTTCAATATCGCATTGACACCAGAGATAGTCTATCGTGTAGTTCAGTATAGACGCTCCATCATCTATACCATAGAAATGATGGAGAGCATTCTCAATAACGCCGAGATACGATTTGTTCAGGAAGGCGAGGTATTTAGGAAGATGTTAGATGACGCCGATGATATGGTTGAGGATGTGGTAGCAGGTGTCTTCATCAACGCATTTACATCTACTGAAGTTGGCGCTGATGGCAAACCGCTTTGCGCTACTGACCATCCTATATTGCTCTCTCCTACTGGACAAACTTATGCCAATACACCTTCCACCTCCGTTTCACTTTCACCAGCTGCTCTGAATGACGCATTTGTCAATATGAGGACATTAGTGGATAATAGTGGCGCTATCAGAGGCTTAACACCCAAATACCTACTCGTTCCACCCCAATTAGAGGTAAGGGCAAAGGAAATCCTTCATTCAGAAGCCGTCCCTTATTCCGCTGAGAATACCGTCAATGTATTCCAAAACAGCTTGGATATTATCGTCTGGGATAGATTGACTTTCCTTCCTACTGCTTGGTTCCTCCTTACCGATAAAGCTCATCATTCACTCAATCTATTCACACATACCCCACCCTCTATCGTTGTCTCTAAAGACATAGACTACAAGACAAGGACGCTCTATACAGAGGTTCTTACACGCTTTGCCTATGGATTTGACGATTGGCGTGGCGTGTATGGCGCTGCTGGCTAAAGGAGGCAACTAATTATGGGAAAGACAAGAACACCACCTGTCCAAATTACCCAAAAGACTTCACGGCTGGATGACAAGGAAGCTTATGCTTTCTCTATCTCTGCACTTGACAATGAAGCGACAATTAATTATGGTATAACAGCTGCTGGCTTGATAAAAGTCGGTGGCTTAAAGAAGCTGGCGAATAAGACGATTAACCAAGCTGAAACTTCTATCGCACACGGGTTAGGCTATATCCCCACAATCATTCTCATCACACCAACTTCAAATGCTACTTTCTATATGAGTAAAGCTGCTGACGCTACTAATGTTTATTTCAGGGCGTCAGCTGACGGCAGCACAGCAGACATTTATGTAGCATAGACCCTCTTTAAGAAGGGGGAATAAAAAATTAACTTCGGAGAACTAAAAGAACGGCTCTCCACGGAATTAGCGGAGAGCGGAACGAATTACTTTACCAGTGATGAGCGTGAACGAGCGCTCAAAGATGGTATCCAAGATTTTGTTTTCCAGCTACGCTTACCGCATAAGATTAAGGACTATACCTTTTCATCAGCAACAACAACTGAGATTGACCTGCCTAACGACTTCTTCTTCCTTATAAGTGTTATCTATATAGATACTAATGACACTTATCGGGGCATATATAAGCAGCGTAATGAGGTTTATTGGCAGGACTACTATTCTTATGATATTCTCTATACATCATCACCACCAAAATTGAGGGTTAATGCTCAAATTGGTAAATTACGCGTTATCTATGTTGCTCAACCGCAAATGCCTACATCTCCCAATGATGTGGTTCTCCCCGATTTAGCATTTTTAGAACCATTCTTCCAAGCGATAGTGTTCTATGCTGCTTATAGACTACTACAGAAAGACCAGAACGGGCTCTATATCCAGAAGCGTCAGGATTACGAGGAAATGATTATGAAGGCAAGACAAGCGCTGAAGCCGCCTTTCGCCGAATACATTTCCTCTATGGATAGGCGATAGAGATGGCTACCAAAAAGCAGACGAAAATACAGACCTTACCCGAAGGCGCATTCCGCATATCTAATTTTGCTGGTGGGTTAAATCTAAGAGACGCTCCTCATCTATTACAGGATAACGAGGCATTGGAACTGGATGATGTGGTATTCTCGGAAGTGGGGGCATTAGCGAAGCGTGGTGGCTACGAAAAATGGAATACAAGTAAGGTAGCGGAGGGCAATTGTTATGGCTTATTCCGCTATAAAGGCACACCATCAGAATGGGTATTGATTATTGACGATAGCTTTTATGTTGGCGATGATACCACTAAATCGTTTACGCAATTAGCAACAGGATTTCAAGAAGCACATTGGATAGGCGTCCAAATTGATGAATATCTTTTCCTTACTAATGGAGAGGATATTCCCCAAAAATTTGATGGCACCAACCTCTATATGCTTGGTGTTGAAGCGCCTGATGAAGCTCCAACATTAACTTATAACGCAACAGGCACATTACCAGCAGGCACTTATTACTACCGCATCACCTTTGTGGGCGAAGGCGTGGAAAGCTCGTTAGGAAAAGAGGCGTCTATAACCACAACCGCTGCGGGCTCGATAGATTTAAGCGATATCCCTATCTCAACTGACCCACAAGTAGCGAAGAAAAGAATATATCGTAGTAAGGTAAATGACCCCTCTACCTTCTATTTTGTCGAGGAAATAGGCAATTTAGATACTATC